CGGTACATTCACGGCAGGTGAACTTCTTCAACAGCGACTCATCAAAACCAATTACTTTAGCCATTATGCCTCCACTAGAATTTGATTACACTTCTTGCACTTGTACGTCTTTCCTTTATTAGCCCATGCCTGACGCTGGGGACTAAAGAAATGGCTTTGGCAAGCACACTTCCATTCGTAAGTCTTACCTGGAGCTTTCTTCTCCACCAAGTAGGAGTGGCAACGGCTGGTATTGCTCGTCACAGCCGCTACGGCCTTCCAGAAGTTATCATGACCGCGGCTACCAAAGGCGCGAAAGGCCACTATATGGGCCACTTCGTGAGGGACAGTATCGGCCAGAAACGCTGCCTCATTTGCAGCGTATAGCTTCACGGAGAACTCGACCACTGCATCAGACAACCAAGCCCGGCCAGCCGTAGAAGTCAGTCGGCCATTCATCTTTACGGTAATGTCGCTAAAATCGAAGTCAGGGTACTGAGCATTGTAAATTGCGATAAGCTCAGCCACTTTTGCTTTAATCTTTTCCATTATTATTCCCCCACTGAAAGATATATTATACAGCCTTTCAGCTGAGAGAACAACACTGAAATTTTAAATAATTAACCACTTCCACCACCAAAGATTATTGGGCTAATACGTTCCTGATTATATACTACATAGAATGGCTCATCTAAATCATATTCTATACCAAGAGCCTTTAGCAGCTTATGTTTTACTAGAAGATTAGGGCTACGATAAACATCAGTATCTTCGAAGCCCATAGTAACTCCTACGTCTACTACAGCCCCTGAACGGTTTGCCCCCGCTACGCAGTGGACTAGTACATTCTTATTACCTTCTAGTGCTCGTTGCAGAACCAGAATAATATTTGCCGCCTGTATATCAGTAATCTTACCATCTTCTAGTTCAGGTAACTCATTCCGTTCCAAGTCAAGAAAGTGAAATTGCTGAATTTCAGCAACTGGACGCTTAGGTAGTGGGAATTCCATGCTAGGGCATACAATCTGAATTAGTACATCCGCATCTGGGTAATCTCCGAGTTCAATATCTTTATAGCTTACGTTCGTGATCCAAGGCATTTAAGGCTCCATTAACCATATCTAACATATCTTTAGTATGAACAGCTAATCTCTTATTAGAGTATTCCCGTACTAAATAGGCTTTAATCTTTAGCAGCTCTAATACTGCTTGGGTATCTTCATCCATATTAGTGGAATCCCCCCCATCGGCGCAACATTTGATTAGCTGGGCCACTAAATGGCGGAGTTTGACGCTTAACCGGAGCATCGTATAGATGTACCTTTGCAAACATCTTTGCAATCTCATCGATATTTTTACCTTCATTATCGAAGTACTTATCCAGCCAGAAACAGAATTCTTGCATTGTCATTATAGTTCCCTTTCTCAGTTTATAATCTATTATACCGTAAAAGAAAAGCCCTGACAAGTGAAAAATTTCACCGGTCCGGGCTTGTTGAGTTAAATCACACCTAAACGACTACGAATATCTGCTAAGGATTCGTTAACTAAAATATTACCATCCAAGAATACAGTACGCAGAAGATTACCGTCCTGTTCCTGTTCGCTAGTAGCGTTATCAACAAGGTAGAAGCCATCCTTATCACTATCTACACACAGAAGACCTCTAGCAGACTTCTTAGTACCTGAATCAGTCTTAGGGTCTTTAAAGATAGCTTGGCCTACTCCGTCGATCTCTACATACGTTGCCTTCATAGCAAAGCCTAGCGTATCCCGAGTCTGGTATTGGAAGGTATAACTACCAATACCAAAAACAATGTTATCACTAGCGAAGCCTTTATCCTTCAATTGACGCAGAATCTCCAAGCAGCGAAGCGGAGTAATACTATCTCCGTAGATAAGGCCTACCTTAGAGTTAAGAGTCTTAAACCCCATAGAGTTAGTAGTACCCCCGAAAATATCCCACAAGCACTCTACAGCACCTTTGTACTCGGGATTACCCTTAGGCGCAGAAGGATCACCACAGATAATCTTTACAGGATCACCAGAATCAGGACGGAAGACTACTTTAGAAATACCAAACTCATCTGGCTGACGTGCAAGAATCTCTTGCTTAAGCTCCTTAGCCGTATTGGTAATAACATTCCAGAAGTCCCAAGTATCTGATACAATACTGATAATACCTTTAGGGTACTGTGTAATTAAACGTCGGAAGGTTTCAACTTCTGATTCTTTACCTCCGGCACACATAACGCTGTGTTCCGTTGCTGGGACCGACCCACCAATGAAGGTTTCTTTTCCTCGATATAGTTGTTGTAGGTATTTAACTGCCGGAAGATTATCAGTTCCCGTAAAGGACAGCAAGTGCCCTGCCCCCGACTTCGCAGCGTCAACAATTCCAGACATACCCCGTACAGAGAAATCGTGGCCCTGCCATTGGACGAACTCTTTAGAACCTCCGGTGAGTTCGGCATACTTATTGATAATCTTTCTGTAAACGTAAGAGGTAGTAGCAGAAGTACTAGACTTCCAAAGTTCTGAGGACATCCAGGCTTCAAGGAAGTTAGGTAGCCAGTAAAACTCAGGCAAAGTATTAGTAATCGTCAGTACTGGAACACCTACAGGTACCTGTGACCCCTCAGGTAAAGCTTTGATTTCTAGGGGCAAATAGCGAAGTTTATGCAACGCCGCCAGCCGTGAGGTATCGAACCCGTTAGGTCCGCAGAAAGGGGCGTAAAGCTCCTCTGCTTCTTGCAGCGCAGCTTGTACGTGACGATCGAAGAAGGTAGTGTCCCACACTTCCTGTAGTTCCGCAAGGAAGCCTTGGAGACCAAACCATACGATACCAGTAGTACTAAACTCAGAAGGCACAATAAAGTGAGACATAGAACGCGGAGTAAAGTTACTATACACTTTAGTAGTGTTAGCAGGGTATTGCTCGGCGTGCCCAAGTTTATAGGAGTCTACGGAGCTAAGTGCGGTCGGTTTAAACATTCTTATCTTTCCTCATATCATTAACACATTCAATAGTATCGAAGTATTCGTACAACAGGGATTTACCTTTACTGTAGATACCGTGGGTAGTTACTAGATCAAGCTTTACTGGGCTATTATCACGTTGACCCATAATAGCATTACGTAGCTGGATGAAGGTAGCCCCACCATCACAAATATCATCAACGATAATAAGATGGCCGTAGTCACTGGTATCTGTAATACTGCATCCGATAATATTACCAGTTGAAGTATCACGAACCTTGCTAGCTTCAATCACAGGCAGCTTAAGTTTAGCACCTAGCTTAAACAACTTCTTGGCTGCACCTGCATCAGGAGCAACAAGTGCGGCCGTTCTACTAGAACTCAAACCAGCGTATACATGATTACTAACCAGTAGTTCCTGAGAAACGTTTTTTAGTTTTCCAGGTGCAAACATACCGGCTAGAACATCGCTGTGAATATCCCAAGTCTCAATCTCCCAGAAATCACATTGCTTAATTAGATTAGCAGCAACCTGCAAAGCAAAGGCATCTCCTGTAGCGGCGACACGGTCTTGTCGGCTATACGGGAAATACGGAATACAGAGGCGAAGGTGAACGCTCGGCTCAATATTCCTAGTAGCATTAACAAGTAGTGCCATATCAATAAGGTCATCGCTGCCCTCAAAATCAACTCGTACTGTGAAGTTTTTAAAACGCTGTACTTTTTCCGGCTCTAGAACAGTAATACCCCGCTCACCTGCCGGAAACGTCCACTGTTTTAGCTTAATAAACTCATTTCCGCCAAATAGTTGAATCATTTTATTTTCCTTTTCTTTCACTCTAAGAATCTATTATACGCGGTTTGATAGGCTAAATCAAGTTTATATTACTCAACCCTGCCTTTTAGTGAGTTAATAGTAGCTATTTGCCCCGGTAGAAACGCTGGATCTAAACTAAGAACCAGCGTTTCATTATCACATATAAACATGTACATAATATCTCCATCAGCAAACAGAACTTCTTTTCTAAAAACCTTTACAATATGTCGTTCACTCCCATCCACCCTAAGGTGTAGAGACCCCTGCTTTATAAGATGGGTATATGCATCTATAGTTAAGTCTACAACATTTATTGGCTCTAAGTTTACTGTATGGAGTACTACTATCATCTATGGGTTTTCCTATAATTTTCTTTAATTTTAAATCTGAATTATATGCCTAAATTGGTTCCACCCTCTAAAGTTACCTTCTAAAGAACAGCTCGCGGTGTAGTTTGGAGTTGCTTGGTGCTCTGTAGGACTAAGGTGCTGCGGAACAGCCCCGGCTAGGCGCTGGAATAGGGCTAGATCGTCGTCAATATTAGGTAGGGAACCATCATGCTTCAGATATGATACGCGGCAGCAGCGGGCAGCTGAAATCTTCTGTAGCATGAATACATTAGCTGGTAGCTTAAAGAACTGATCGTTGCGTTCAGCCTCAGAAACATACGGCAGATGCCATTGGCCCAGATGTAGTACCTTAGGAGTACTACTATCACGAGCTTCACGCATTTTAATAGCTAATTCGTGAATTTCAGGTTGAGCGTCGGGGTGTGCCCGCAGCTCAAAGAAGTTATCCCACTCAGTACTAGTAACAATACCAGTAACCCACATAAACGGCTCGATAACGCGATTTGTGTTTTGCTTATGCATACCCATCTTAGCCATAATCTCAGCAGTATCGGCCGCAATATGCGCTGCAACTCG